GATGGTGAATTAAATAGAGGTAAGATACCTGTTCAAGAATTATCATCTTCAAGCGGTCAAGCAAAAATACAAAGTTTAATAGGTACGTATCAGTATTATTTACAAATGATAAGAGACGTGACCGGTTTAAATGAAGCAAGAGACGGAAGTGCTCCAATGAAAGATTCTTTAGTAGGTTTACAGAAAATAGCAGCCAATGCTTCTAATATAGCTACTAAACATATATTAGATTCATTATTATACTTAACAATTAGAACTTGTGAAAACATAAGTTTGAAAGTTGCTGATGTTATTGAAAACCCTTTAACAGAAAACGCTTTGACTAACGCTATAAGTACATTTAATACTAAGACTCTTGAGGAGTTGATGAATTTACAGTTACATGATTTTGGTATTTATTTAGAATTAGAACCAGAAGAAGAAGAAAAAGCTTTATTAGAACAAAATATACAAGTTGCTTTACAAACGCAAGCTATTGCATTATCTGATGCTATTGATATTAGACAAATTAAAAATATAAAATTAGCTAACCAATTCTTGAAGCTTAGACAAACTCAGAAAATAAAAAGAGAACAAGAACAGCAACAAGCTAATATTCAAGCACAAGCGCAAGCAAATGCAGAAGCAGCTGAAAAAGCCGCAATGGCTGAAGTGCAAAAGCAACAAGCATTGACTGCTGAAAAAGTTAGCATCGAACAAGCTAAGTCACAGTTTGAAATAGAGAGAATGCAAACAGAAGCTCAAATAAAAAGAGAGTTGATGGCTGAAGAATTTCAATACAACGTACAGTTAGCTCAAGCTCAAATGGGAGCTTTGCAAGCAAAAGAGCAAGAAATAGAAGATAGAAAAGATAAAAGAATAAAAATGCAAGGTACACAGCAGTCTGAATTAATAAATCAAAGACAGACAGATGGTTTACCTAAGGACTTTGAATCATCAGGAAATGATGTATTAGGCGGGTTTGGATTAGAACAATTCGGGCCTAGGTAAGATTACAAACAATTATTTAATTATATTATATTATGTCAGAAGTAAAACAAGAAGGGGATTTTAAAATTAAATCCAAGAAAAAAAGCCCTAAGCAATTAGGCAATCAATCTAGTGAGCCTGTAAAAGTGAACATAGATGAAGTTAAAGAACAAGTAATTGACGAGCCTACTAAGGTAGTAATACCGGATAACGTTCAAGAAGACGTTGTTTTGGTTGGTGAAACACAAGAGCAAGAATCTGCTGAAGATGGGTTAGTAGAAATTAACGAAGAAGAAGAGGAAATAATTGAAGCTGCTCCCGCACAAATTACGGAGCAACCGGTTGTAGAACAAAGAGCGCTACCTGAAAACATTGACAAGCTAGTTACCTTTATGGAAGAAACCGGTGGGTCTATGGAAGACTATGTTAGGTTAAATGCGGATTATTCAAATGTTGATGACAAAGTTCTTTTAAAAGAATATTATAAACAAACAAAACCTTATCTAGAATCAGATGACGTTAGCCTACTATTAGAGGACTACGATTACGACGAGGATATAGATGATGATAGAGATATACGCAAAAAGAAAATTGCGTTTAAAGAAGAAGTTGGAAAAGCTAAAAGCTTTTTGGAAAAAACCAAGAGTAAATATTACGACGAAATCAAGTTGAGACCCGGCGTTACTCAGGAACAACAAAAAGCATCAGAATTTTTCAACCGATACCAAGAAGATCAGAAAGTAGCTGAGCAACAGCATTCGGATTTTAAATCAAAGACTAACGATTATTTTACTAAGGAGTTCAAAGGTTTTGACTTCAATGTTGGTGAAAAAAAGTTTAGGTATGGTTTACAAGATCCCGGTAAAGTTGCAGAAAACCAATCTAGTATTAACAATTTCGTAGGAAAGTTTCTTGACGATAGCGGTAATATAAAAGATACAAAAGGTTATCACAAGGCTATTTATATCGCTTCAAATGCTGACAAGATTATTAATCATTTTTATGAACAAGGAAAAACAGATGCTACTAAAGAAATAGTTAGTAATTCTAAAAATCCAAGCACAGGGCCAAGACAAACTGGGTCGGGTGAGTTTGTAAACGGAATAAAAGTTAAGTCAATAAGTGGTCCTGACTCTTCTAAACTTAGAATTAAAACAAAAAAATTTAACTAAAAAAATTAAAAATTATGGCAGATGTAAGTCCAGTGTTCGGTAATTTAAAACCAACACAAAAAAAACAAGCCTTAGAAGGCAATTATTTAAACTTTACTGATGGGACGAATGATTTCGCACAACAGTACTTACCAGAAATCTATGAAGCTGAAGTAGAGCGTTATGGAAATAGAACCTTAAGTGGTTTCTTAAGAATGGTAGGAGCTGAAATGCCAATGACTTCTGATCAAGTAGTATGGTCTGAACAAAATAGATTACATATTTCTTATGAAGGTGTAGCGGCAACTGTAGCCGGAGCTGTAGGAGCAAAAGTTTCTACTTTAACTATACCTGTTGGTGGTGCAGGTGCAACTCTTGTTCAAAATGTTGTATCTCCTGGTTCTACAATTGTAGTAATGGATCCAGCAAGTGGAGCAGAATTAAACTGTTACGTTGTTGCTTCTGGAGCTACCCCTGGTAGCGCTTTAGGTGCCGGTGTATTAACCGTTGCTCCTTATTCTCAAGAAGCAGTAGATGGATCCGGAGCTGGAGCAGCTGAAATAGATTTAGTTGGAGCAGCCCTTAAGATCTTTGTATATGGATCTGAATACGGAAAAGGAACTGGAGACGCTAACAGAATTTCTGTAACGCCTTCTTTCACTCAGTATTCTAACTCCCCTATTATTATTAAAGACAAGTATGCAATCAACGGATCTGACACTGCTCAGATTGGATGGGTTGAAGTAGCTACTGAGTCTGGTCAAGGAGGTTTCTTATGGTACTTAAAAGCTGAATCTGAAACAAGATTACGTTTTGAAGACTACTTAGAAATGTCTATGGTAGAAGGTGAATTAAAATCTGGAACTTCAACTACAACTGCTAAAGGTACTGAAGGTCTTTTTGCTGCTGTTAAAAGCCGTGGAAATGTATTAGTAGACTTTACTGCAGCAACTGGTTTAACTCAGTTTGATTCAATTCTTAAAAACTTGGATACTCAAGGAGCTATCGAAGAAAACATGTTATTCTTAAATAGAGAAACTTCTCTAGATTTTGATGATATGTTAGCTACTGTTGGTCAACAAGGTGGAACTGGTATATACCAAGGAGGTAGTTCTTATGGTGTATTTGAAAATTCTGAAGAAATGGCATTGAACTTAGGTTTCTCTGGTTTCAGAAGAGGTTCTTATGACTTCTACAAAACTGACTGGAAATACTTAAACGACGCTTCTACTCGTGGTGGTGTTGCTGATGCTGGTATCGAAGGAGTATTAGTACCTGCTGGAACTTCTACAGTTTACGATCAAATATTAGGAACTAACATCAGAAGACCTTTCTTACACGTAAGATATAGAGCTTCTCAAGCTGATGATAGAAGAATGAAAAACTGGATCACTGGATCTGTAGGTGGCGCTGCTACTTCTGATTTAGATGCTATGGAAGTTCACTTCTTATCTGAAAGATGTTTAGTAACTCAAGCGGCTAACAACTTTGTGTTATTCACAGACTAGTACCGATTAAATTAATGTAGTAGTTACCCTCGTTGAACTGACGGGGGTGATTATTACTCTTATTCACATTTTTATTATATTATATTATGGCTGCAAAAAAAGCACCAGCAAAGACAGTTGAGGTTGCTCCTCAGCAAGAAGTAGTAGCAAAAGTAGCTACACCAAAAAAACAAGAACCAGTAAAACCAATCTGGGAAATTAAAGATAGAATGTATATCGTTGTAGGTCCAGCACCTTTGACGTTAACTATTTCATCTAAACATACATCAAGGCACCCACTTCTTTGGTTTGATAAGGAAAAAGGTATCCAAAGAGAAATCAGATACGCAACCAATCAAAACTCACCTTTAATAGATGAGCAAAAAGGAGAAGCAACATTAGGGCATATAATGTTCAAAGACGGAGCGCTTTATGTTAAAAAGGAACAACAAAATTTACAAAAATTACTATCTTTATATCATCCTTTATTAGGCAATAAATACTATGAACACAACCCAGTAGCTATAGCCGAGGATGAATTAGAAGATTTAGAGATTGAAGTAGATGCAATGATTGCTGCAAGAACAATGGAAGTAGATCAAGCCGAAGCAATACTTCGTGTTGAGATAGGTTCTAAAGTTTCAAGCATGACATCCAAAGAATTAAAAAGAGATCTTATGTTGTTTGCTAAAAGAAATCCACATTTATTTATGGAGTTAGCAAATGATGATAATGTACACTTAAGGAATATAGCTATAAAAGCTTCTGAAATGGGTATCATTAAATTATCACAAGATCAAAGAACATTTACTTGGGGATCAAACGGTAGAAAATTAATGACTGTACCTTTTGATGAAAACCCTTACTCTGCAATGGCAGCTTACTTTAAAACCGATGAAGGTGTAGAAGTTTTTAGGTCAGTAGAGAAAAACTTAGAATAACATGTAATAATTAATATATAAGAGGTTATGATGATGTAACCTCTTATATTAAAAAAAAGTAAAAACAAAAAAAATGGCTTCAACTATAGACATAAATGC